TCCCCACATTCTTATGATACGATCCGGCGTTCCCCTCAATCCCTCCCTGCAAGGATCCTCGCCTATAAAAGAAAGGATCGTTCTTATCGCACATTCAATATCTTGTGTGTTTGTAAGCTTAACTTCCATTTCGGATGCTCTTTAATATAGTTAATAACTTCCTTCGTATTCCGGCCGGAACAAGGCTGCAAATAATATACTCCCGCTGAATATTTATCATATTGCGACATATCCTGTCCGGTATAGACTACCTTCAGTTCATTCGGGTTGATCACGACTGTTTTACCGCCCTCTTTTGGGGAACACGTAATCCAGTCTATATTTACAGGTGGAACCAAAGTTCCATTTGTCTCAATCTGAACAAATCGGCCAGTGGCCTTGATCTTATCAACCAAATCATATGTAACCTGCATACAAGGCTCTCCGCCTGTCAATACGACATGCAAAGCCGGATAACGCCTTATTTCCGCAATAATCTCATCATCACTTAACATCTTGCCTTCTTTGTGTTCCGTATCACAGAACGGGCACCTCAAGTTACATCCAGAGAAGCGAACAAAAACAGCTGGCGTACCAGTAAAGTAGCCTTCACCTTGAATGCTGTAAAAAATCTCATTTATCTTCTTCATACCACGCTATATTATTCTCTGATTCCTGAACCATCACCTTAAAACATTGAGGTATCTGGTCACAGATCCACTTCGCTATATTTTCCGCTGTCGGATTAAACGATAATACCTCATTCAAGTTCTTATGATCTAGTTTCTCCTGGATCATTCGCTTGACATGGGCAAAGTCGACAACCATACCATCTGGATTCAACTGTTTAGACCTGCACCAAACGATTACGATCCAGTTATGCCCATGCAAGTTCTCACACTTACTCGCATAAGAGAGACTCAGACGATGAGACGCCGATATCTCTAGACGCTTCCTTACTGTATACATACGATTTTTATCGATAAAGAGTTAATACCTGTCTTATCTCTTCCTCCTCCCGTTTCCGGCCATACTCGCCAGATTCGATCAAAGGAAGTATTTCATGTTTTATATAAGATATATTCCTGCCGATTACATCCATGGAAAACGGATATCCGTTCAACGCAAAAGCAATAAATTTACGGAAACACGGTTTACAGTTCCAACATTCGTGCCCATCAACAGGAGCATAACAACTGAACGATGAACTAAACGCTTCACTAATATTACCTCCTTGAGCTATATATTGCTTCAACAACTCAGTCTTGGTATATGCTTTATAGTCCAAGTTTATCTTGATCGTTCGTTTTTCTGTCCAATGTTGTTTTTGGTAGAGATAGCCGAGTAAGTCCTCATACAACTCGGCAAATACAGGCGATTTATCAAGAACACGGTCACCCGCTGTCGCTCCCAAACAGATTTCATCGCCATAGTTCGTCGCAATACCGATCAAATACATATTCCTGAGAGGGATAATCTTATCTTCACGTTCCCACTTTGATAAATCCAACCTCTCAATGATGGTATCATCCGGAAGACGC